CCCAGGGGGACGGATTCCGTTCTCGCTCCCTGCCGGACCACCTCGACCCCAAACGAGCCGTTCTCATTGACCCAGCGTTCCACAAATTCCTTGGCGTTGTAGGGGTCATATCCAAAGCAGCGCACATCGTAGCCGCAGTTGATGACGTGGTCGTCCAAATCCTCATAGACCTGCATCATATCGAGAACTGTCCCCTCCATGACGATCAGGCTGCCCTCTGCCATAAAGTCCTCGTACTTGACCCGCATGGCGGCGGGGAGCTTATGGAGCGTCACCGATGTGATGTAGTTGCGCGACTTAACGCCAAAGGAACCATCCCGAAGAGGGAACAGGAACGTAAAGGAGCAGAAGTCGTCGCCCTGGGAGAGATCAGCGCCCATGGAGCAGGGCATCTGCCAAAACCGCTGCCGGCGGTGTGGCAAAGTCTCCTCGTAGGTGAAGTAGTAAGTGTATCCCTCCATAGGAAGGCCGAACCGCTTGGCCAGCATATCATTCCGTGTGGCGGGGGCGGTTTCCGCCCGGTCCACATCCTTCTGGTAGGTCTCATAGGTGACGGTCTTTCCCAGATTCGGGTTGGCCTTAGGCCACATATCAGGGTAGGCCACCTCCTCAACAGAGTCCAGCTTGTACCACCAGATGGAAACATGCTCCTGCGGAGGCCCGATGCCCTGGAGAATGTTCATCAACTCCATTTTGATGGTATCGCCGGCGCCATTACGAACCGTACCCTCGGAACTGGTCGCTATAATAAGGTAGTCGTCCAGCTTGGAGGCGCCCTGCTCCACCGCGCCGATAACGTCCTCCCGGGCGTCGGCGGAGGACAGCCACTCGTCCACGGTAGCCACTTTGCAGCGCAGACCCTGGAGCTTGTCCACCGACATGGGACGGATTTCGACCAGGGAGCCTGAAATGAAATTCTCAATGCCCTTCTTGGTAGAGGCCAGCTTCACCCGATTGGCCCGGGACCCGGTGGTGTTCTGCAAAGACCCCTCGGTCATGAACTGGAAGACGGGGCCTCTGGCCCGGGTGATGGCGGTCTTGATGGGGTTGATGATCTCCTCGGCCTGCTTCATGGTGGGGGCCGTGGTGATCTGATGAGTGGTGGAGCCGTCCACAACACAGAAGTATGCCTGAATGCAGGAATCGTAAAGCGACTTCGCCGCGCCTCTCCCCACGATCAGGTACTGCTTTTTGGTCAGCCGCTGCTTGATCCGCTTGGTCACATAGCGTCCGCCTCTGCCGTCCGGATTGGGCACATAGACAGAGCGGTCGTCGAAATAGTACCAGCCAAACACCTGTTCCCCCCAAAGCTTGAAGGTATCCAGAAGATGCAGGTCGGAACCGTCGGTCAGGGTCAGCTCGTTCTCGCAGAACTCGATCCAGCCCTCTACCGCCCTGTCGTCATAGTAGTAGCTGGGCGACTCGATCAGCCGGTCGATCCGGTACATCTCCATGGCAACTTCCTTGCAGACCGGAATATCGCCGCGGATGACCGCATCGCGGAATGCGCCGTAGTAACGGGGGACGGCGGTGTTGGATAACATCGGTTCACCAGCCTCCCAATTACTTGCCGTTCAATTTCTTGATTGCCAAAGCAATGCTTAACGCGGATGCGGTCATGCCCAAGACAACCTCCGCCGCGTTTAAGGAGGTCCTAAAGAATTGACGGCCTTTAGAAACGCTACTTTCCGACACCTCTGCAAAGAGCTGATTATACTGCCGCTCCAGAAGCTCCCGGTTGATCTTATCCCGCATCTCCTTGTCGGTCATCTTGCTCAGATCCATCCGTTTCGGAGTCGGCTTAGAAGTAGCACTCTGTTCAATTTTCTTCGCTTCCCGTACAAGATTTGAACTTGCATCTACAACCTGCTTAGAGCGCTCCAAGTCCTCCTGAGCCCAGCGCCGCGGATCAGGATTGGAAGTATCAATGCGGTTCTCCTTCTTCTTAGCCGCGTTTTCCCGCTTATCCCGGTCATAGCGTTTTTCACCGGCGGCGGTCAGGGTGCCGTCTTTGTTCTGGTAGCGGCGGACGCCCCACTTCATGCCTTTGATGCCGTAGTGCAGGAGCATGCTATTCTCCATCTTGACTTTCCTCCTTCCCGCTGGTGTTCTTCACGGGGTCCGCTGCAACAAAAAGCCGCCACTCAAACTCGCTGATCTGCCGGTTGATGGACTCAATGGCAGCGGAGCTGAGAGGCGGGTCAAATAACAACCGAACCTTCATGTAAACGTAGGATTTGACTAAGGAAAAGATGTTCGGCTTATCCTGAATAAATCCGGACCAGACTTCATCTTTTCCTGAGATTGAGAAACCGTTGGCAGGTCCAACGCCCATTTGCGTCAGGATGGAAAACACGCTGTTGATGTGGATGATAATGTCCGGGTCAAAGTGCGTGTAGCTCTCGTCGATGCCCAACAGTTTCTTGATTGATATCAGGATGCTTTCGGAAATCTCCATAACAGCCTCCTCACCGGCGGACTGCGATGAACTTCTTCATGCAGTACCCCTGGGTGCCGTTGGAGGTCGATACTTTATAGAAAGCATCTGTTGACTCGTCCATATTGACGGAAACTCTGGTCAGAGCCGTAATGACTGTAAGGACTTTGGAATTTGCTCTCGGCTCTTGATAAAGCGCCGCTCTCAGACAATTCGTCACAACACCGGCAGCATGATTCTCCATATCGAGTCCTCCTCGTATAATAAGTTTCAAAGTTAATAGTTTCAGGTATCAGCAGGCTTTGAGGTGCCCGTGATACAATAGCTGTAGGACAGCAGGGTCAAGTTCTGAGTCCTCCGGTTGAGCCGTAAGGCTACTTCACTGAAAGTCTGTTCCCCTGAACCGGAAGTTAGCTGCAAACTCATTGGCTGTTTGCCTGGGACAAGACCGCCCTTTCAGCAGTGAGGGCTATCGCATTGGTCTGCCCAGGAATGATTCTGATAAGCGAGGGTGCCAGATGCTCCGGTTATCATGGGTATCTCAAAGCCTGCTGGCCTGAAATCTCCATGCGGGGAGGTGAAAATTGTGAATCCACTATTCGTTGGCATTGATGTGAGCAGCAAGAACAATGTGGCCTACCTGATGAAACCGGACGGCAGCAAACACTCCAGCTTCTCCGTGCAGAATAACCTTGGCGGTGCTAAACTGTTATCAGAGAGAATCGTATCGGCACTTGGCTCCATGCAGCTTGAGCGTGTGGTGATTGGCCTGGAGGCCACCTCCATCTACGGGGACAGCCTAGTCTATGCTCTTCGTGAGGATGGCCGCTTGGGGCGGTTTCAGAGGAAAATCCATGTTCTAAATCCAAAGCAGGTGCGGAAATTCAAGGAAGCCTATTCTGACCTGCCAAAGAACGACTGGGTGGACGCCTTTGTGATTGCCGACCATCTCCGTTTCGGCAGAATCAACAGGGAGGTCTACATGGACGATTACCGCTACAAAGCCCTGCAAACCCTTACCAGAGCCAGATTTGATGTCATCCAAAACTTGACCCGGGAGAAGCAGCGGTTCGCCAACTACTTATTCCTCAAATGCTCCGGCATGGCCCAGGACAAAGACATTCAGAACACCAGCGCCACCACCATCGCACTCATGGAACACTTTGAAACCGTGGATGACTTGGCGAATGCCGACCTGGAGGAACTGACTGCCTTTATTACTGAAACAGGCCGTGGCAAATTTGCTGACCCGGATGCTACCGCCAAGGCAGTTCGGGCTGCAGCCAAAGGCTCCTATCGGCTGCCCAAAACAGTAAACGACACTGTAAACCAAGCAATGGCTGTTTCTATTGCCTCCATGCGCGCCTTGAAAGGGCAGGTCAAAGTATTAGATAAGGCCATTGAACAGCAGTTTGAAATCATTCCGAACACTTTGACCTCCATCCCCGGTATTGGCAAGGTCTACTCCGCCGGTATCATTGCTGAGATTGGTGATATCCACCGTTTTGATTCCCAAGCCTCGGTTGCCAAATACGCCGGCCTTGTCTGGAACAGGAGCCAGTCTGGCGACTTCGAGGCCGAACACTCCAGAATGATTAAATCCGGCAACCGCTATCTCCGCTACTACCTGCTGGAAGCCGCCAACTCCGTGAGAAGATGCGACTCCGAGTTCCGGCGTTACTATGACCTCAAATTCAAAGAGGTCAACAAGTACCAGCATAAACGCGCACTCGCTTTAACTGCCAGAAAACTGGTCCGGTTGGTCTTTCGGCTGCTAAAGGACAACCGCCTGTATATCCCGCCGGAGGGCTGAGAGCGCAGCTTGCCACTCTGACTCATAGGCCCTGTTTCAAAATTTCTCAGGGACAGGGCTTTGGTTGGTGTTGCCTTTTTGCTGTCTACACAGTGCTTTTTACTCTGTTTCGCTTAAAATTTTCTTGCATCACCTACTTGACTTCATACCATTGGACTTTCTACTTTTTCCAAGGACAGGTATCATTGGGTCTGCGTGTAATCGGCTCCTTGAACAACCGGTTCTCGTCGCCGTAATGGATGGCCAGATGCGTCTCATGAATTGTGGTGATCAGAAACTCGGGATCGAGGATCATCCCTCTTCGCTCCCGAATGTCCTCCGGGCGGATTGGGTTCATGTGGTGGATGAGTGGCCGACGGTAAATCTCCCGTCCGGCAATTCCCAAATCACACCCCATGTCCCGGGCAATCACAACATCCCGGATCTGCTTCCACTCCGTGGAGCGATAAAAGACCTGATTCATGTACCGGTCAAAGCCGAAGGTCTCCTCTCCGACAGCACCGTTCAAACGAAGATAGCGGTAGCGCTCCTCGAAGGTGGGGAGAAGGATCAATTCCGAGTAACATCTAATACTCATCCCCGTCCTCCTCGTCCTGCCCGCTGTACCGCTTAAAGGCGGCCATGGCCTTTTCGTAGAGCTCATCCATCCGGACTCCGGACTTGTATGCCTCGGTCTTGGCCTGGACCAGCTCCACCTCTTTGGCAAGCCGTTCGTTTTCCAGACGTGCCCTGGTAGTTCCGAGCTTCAGGATGGTAGTGACCTCCTGGGAAGAAGCCGTCCCCTCCAGCAGACGCTTTTCAATCAGGTTGACAGCCAAATCGATCAGCTGGTTCTCTCTGGCCTCCGGTGTCAAGGCGGCCCGACGCTTCCTCGGTTGAATGCCGGAAGGTTTCGTTGCTTTTGCCACACTTGACACCTCCTCTCGCTTAGAATTGTGGCAGTTTCTGTGATGTTTGGACCGGTTTTCAGCGGCGCTTGAAGAAGCCCGCATAAGTAGCTTACCGACAAGTGGAGAAAAACTCGCGGCAATGGAGGTAACGCATTGCGTACTCAGCCGGAAAGGAGATCACGGCTGAACGAAAAAGAGTCCTTGCCGGTAAATGCCGCCCTGTGGGCTTGTTCAAGCACCGCTGAAAACCGAAGCCATTTTCCAAAAATATCCCCCGGAGAATTTTTGAAGACCATCGCGATGCATAGGGGGTGCCATTTTTAAGGGGTCCCCCTATACCCTTTAACATGTCTTGAACCCTAAATACGGTCATCATTTCAGAAATTTTCCTCTAAAATGACAAAAAGAAATGCGCTCTGAATCAGAGAACATTTCTTTTCCCGGTTTTATAGGCTTTTTAGGGTCACATGGCCACGGCAGGCTCGGGTTTCAGCTTCCGCTTCACCTTTTTATAGATCCCCAAGGGGTCATACTTGATGATGTCGTTAATGGCTCGCTCGATTTCTTCCATGTTCTCCTGCTCAGAGAGCTGATCGGAAGTACGGGCGATACGCGCCAAGAAAGCGCAGGAGTGATACCCGTTGTCTTCGTCAAACCGATACCAGGCTTCATACTGGGTAAAGGGGTCATACGGGTTGTCGGTCGTTGTAAGCATACACGTTTCCATTCGCTCTCACTTCCTTTCTTACTCATTGAGATACTTGGAAACAACAGAAGATGAAAGGTTCAGAGCATCAGCGATCTCGGCATTGGTACAGCCAGAGTTTGCCATTGCCTTGATGCGATTGATACGAGCAGTCGACAACTGCGTTGATGCTCTTGGGGTTGCGCGTTCCCGGATGACATCGGGATCAGAGTAACGAAGAATCTCTTTCAAGGTTGTATCAGAGATTGCGCCAGCCTGAATTGCTTCCCATTCTCCATCAGAGATTGTAATGCGCGTTCCTTTCCCGCTTGCTCCAGTCGTCACACGAGCATCGCTAATTGCGGAGCGACGAATCTTTGAGATTTCATCTTTGTCGGTAATGTTGTTGGCCTGAATCTTTGCCTTAACCTGCGCATTGGCAATACGCTGAGCCTCACGTTCACGAGGAGCGTTAAGCTGAGCAGTCTTCAACGCACTGGTCAATCTGGTAACTTCAGGCGCATAAGCCTTTGCTGCACTGGCATTACGAACCAACGTGGGCGTCGCTAAGTATTCAAGCCTTGCCCGATTGGCAAGTGCTTTCATACGATTTGCGTAGTCAGCATAGGCATCTTCCTGGACAGTGCCGGAAGACAGGGTCCGAACATCGTCGACCTTCTCCAAGAGCTTAATCTTTGTCGTGGCCGGAACTGTTTTACCAGACTTCGGGTCCACATAAGTACGCCCGGATTCCTTGTAGATGACCTTTCCCGTCTCCTTGTCGATACGGCCGCTGCCCTGACGCTCCGGAACGTCGACGCTCTGCTTCCGTCTGGAGAGCAGGGTGGAGGCCCCACCCACTTCCTTTCCGGTTTCGGGGTCCGTGTACCCTTGCCACCGTTTGCGGAGGGTGGGGATGTCGTTCTCTACTTCCGACCGCTTATAGTCAAGCTTATGCTTAGCCGCATCGATGACCACCATGCTATGCTTGACGGCCTTAGTGATTTCCTCCTCGGGGGCCCCTTTTAAGGTCATATCCGTGATGAGGTTGGAGATTTTACCCATCTCTATCTGGGTGGCGGCTTTTGAGAGGAGCCGGACACCAGTCTTCCCCTCGGTGGAGTATTCAACTTTTGGGTCGAAATCCTTCAAACCATCTAGGACGGGGGTGGATTTCACCGACACCTTTCCGCCCACGGGGATGACCACCGCCTGGTCGCCGTCAAAGTCCGCTCCGGACAGTCGCTCCGCCACCTTCGGATTGATGCCGACGGCGTCACGGATGTTCTTGCCCAGGATTGAGATCGCCGACTGATTTTTATTGTTGACCGTCAGCTCCGGGATTTCAAACGTGCCCCCGTGGGGGTAACGAATCAGAACGACTTTCTCTCCGTTCCGGTAGTTGGGGGCATAGATCTCCGTCTCCTTCATTTTTGTGATGGGGAGGATCACTTGTGTACTCTGCCGGGGGAGGGCCGCCGCTTTCAAATGGACAACTGCGGAATCACATTCGTCTGCAAAGTCCATCAGCAACTTCCGCTTGATGGTGGGGTTATTTAGAGAGCAAATTTCCGCGAATTCATCGGCGGCATCGGCATAAGTCAAGTCGAGCTGCTTCTGAATCAACTTGATGGGCTGCTTAGAAAGGAACTGGGAGGATAAGTTCTTACTCATCTTATCCCAGTCTCCCTCTTCCTTCAGCTTGTTGATGGCGGACAGAGACTTCTTTTCTCCGGTGATGGGGTCTGTGTACTTGCCATGTGGGTCGGGGTAGTAACTCTGGCCATTGGCCTTGATGAACGCACCAAAAGGGTTATCGGGGTCTTCCTGAATTTTCTTCATGACGTCCATCTTTGGCGTTCCGGAATGTTTGTTCGTGTTGAACACGATGTCTGCACCATCCGGCATATCATCAGAATACATGGCCATGCCCTTCAGGTAGTGGGTCCCGTCCACAAGGATGCGAACCTGAGCATAGTGAGAATCCCCTAAGTCGAGGTCTGCCACACCACGGCGAAGTTCAATAACGCCATCCTTGGAGGTGCCACCTTCGTCGCCATAGCGGATCTTCACCCGACCGGAATCAATGCTGGCCGGGTATTCCCGCTTATCCCAAGACGCACCTCCATCGGCAGAGTGATAGTCGCCTACCGACTTGATGATGTCCAGGTTCTGGTAAGCATCACGCTGCTCAATGTCAGGAACGGAGATAACCGGCGTGATAGTCCGTTTCTTCGGGTCGTTTACCTGAGGGACGCCGACACCATAGCGGTTATAGCCCTCGGTCTCCAGAATGAATAGAGCCTCCTGGAGCACGCCTTTGGAAACGCCAAGCTGCTGCTCCACACCTTCGCCCACGTCAAGAGCCCCTTTGACCGCCAGCTCCTTCTTCAGAGCCTCGGCGGTGGCAAGAGCCTTGTTTTTATTGCTCGCGGTGTTCTCATTGAGCAGGGCACGGACAGAGGAGTCATTATTGTACCCCATGATCTTGGCAATCTTGTCCAGCGTCTTCCCCTCTTCTCGAAGGGACTTGGCTCTCTCTGCCTGTAAGGCACGCCGTTCATGTTTCGCCACACGAACCTGCATACGGAGATCGGTGGTAGACATCTTCAGCTCCTCAGCAATTTCCTTTTGAGATTTGCCAAGCGCCTCAAGTTCTTCCACACGGGCCAGGAAGTCTCCGCCGTGTTGATAAGGGTTCTCGCCAGAACCCCAGGGGTAGCGCCCAGAGCGCCTCTTGACGCCATAGTGCATCAAAATATCATCCACAATGGGGTCCATGGCTTATTCCTCCTCTTCCTTGATACTGTTGATGATTTTATCGAATGTGACAATGCGGTCCATGATGGGGAAAATATCCTCGATGGTGGGCTTGTGGTAAAGGATGGTGTCGTTCTGGTAAATACGCAACTCCATCTCGATCTCGTTTGGCTTGTAGTCATACTCCAAACAGAAGATGGCCGCATAAACCATAAGCTGCTCCATGTGCGTCGGAGTCTCGCCGGTCTTCAGATCGTGAATCCGAAGAATATCTTTCCGAAAGGAAATGGCGTCGGCGGTCCCGAAACAGTTTGGAGAGTAATAAAGGATTTGCTCGGGGGTCATCTTGTATCCGATGGCGTCGTTCACATACATGTTCAACGTCTTCTGGGATTTGGGCAGTCGCTGCCCCAATTTGATGCATTGGGCCGCAAAAGCGTGAAGAGCCGTCCCACGCTGAGCCGCCCGGTATTTGGCATAAGCATCAGCAATCTTCTCTTCCGAGTAATTGATCCAATGATAGCCACTGGCGCTAAGAAAGGCATGCTGCCCCTCAAGGTTGGAGTGTTTTGCGAAGTTCATCCAGCACTTCCTCCTTGTTCTCTGGGGAAATGAATCTGGAGAAGGACATCTCGTTCATCTTCCCAACATAATACTCTTGGTTTGGCTGTCTCTTAGCGCGTGCAGATTTCTTACACTCAAGGGAGGCCCATTTCTTTCCATAAAGAATAAGCAGGTCGGGGATGCCCTGGCGCTGATCCATCTTAAAAACCATACAGCCGGGAAATATCGTTTTCAAATTGGCAATAAGCCGGTCCTGAAAACCACTTTCCAATCTTGCGCTTCTGGCCACGAAACAGCCTCCTTTCCGATAAAAGTGATAGAAAGAATAGGATATGCGCGACATATCTCTCTCCTCTCCATAAAAGAGCCTGTTTTTTTTGCGGAAAGAAAAACAGCCCTAAAATATCAATTTGGAGCAAAAAGAAAAGAGCCGCGGATGACGGCTCTAATCTTCAATGATAAATCCAATTTTTCGTTTCGGCTTACTATTTTCCTCAGCAATCTTCTCGATCTTTGGTTTGCCAAACGATTGCCAGATCGTGGCACCGGCAGCACTTCCAATTGCCGCCGCCATCGACATGGTAAACGTCATCAATATTTGGGTCGAGTTTCCAATGTTGAGTTTCATACTATCGCCTCCCATAAAGGGGACTGTATTTTCAGCGGAAATGAAAAGAGCAGTCAACAACACTAGCGATCAAACATCTGATCAACAAAATCCGAATATATATATTGATCAGGTTGCCTCTCGCATATCCACCTAAAAGGCCCACAAAGGCTTTTCCTTTTGCTGTCTGCATTTTCGATATGTCCTTCACCAACCCCTCCCCCATAATTCTACCATAGCTAGCTTTGAGGCTGGCCTTAGCGAACCCTCGACCAAACTCATTTACATTTTCTGAAAAAGAGCGTTTTGATTCAGATGCTCTATACCGTTTTCTCCCAGCAGGAGTTAGGGTTCCGTCTTTGTGGTCAGGTAGAATAAGTTTCGCAAAAAGACAAAGAGACATGGTTTGCAGATGTCTGGTAGAATGAAGTTGCGACACCACCATTCGAAA